TGTCCGCAGCGTAGGGGTGGAAAACATCAGTCTTCACCCCTACCAGGCAACACCTTGCGACCGGGCTTGGGGGCTTCATCGATGGCGTGGTCAACAAGTTTGGCTATATTATCCAGCAGGAAATTAAGGTATTTGCTGTTGGCGTCATACTCGCCAAGATGTTTACGTTCTAGGCGGGCCTCTTCAATCATTTCGCGGAATTCGATAAGCTCTTTGCGATTCATAGGATTTCCCACCCGATGACTACTCTTTTAAGATCGGAGAAAATTGAGCGGATCAAGCTTGCCACGTCCATGCTCAAGATGAAGGCGGAAGCCAAGAGATATGAGAGCAGTCTAATCGAGTTTGTGGATTATATGTGGCCTGTGGTTGAGCCAGCTATACCTTTTATCCGTGGCTGGCCGCTTTCCGCTATAGCCGAGCACCTTCAGGCCGTGACCGAAGGCCAGATTAGACGGCTTCTAATCAACGTGCCGCCCGGGTTTTCTAAGAGCCTACTTACTGACGTTTTCTGGCCAGCATGGGAATGGGGACCCAAACAACGCCCATGGTACCGCTACGTTTGTGCGGCCTATTCCAGCCATCTGACCGAGCGTGACAACATGCGTTGCCGCAACGTGGTTATGTCTGAGCGGTATCAGAGGCTGTGGGGTGAACGGTTCCAAATCTCCAATGAGCAGTTCACCAAGGTTAAGTTTGCTAACGATCAGACTGGCTGGAAGCTGGCTACCTCCACTGGCGGCATTGGCATGGGAGAACGTGGTGACCGGTTCATTATTGATGATCCGAACAATCCGATCCTGACCGAGAGTGAAGCAGTCAGATATGCCACCAATATGTGGTTTACCGAAGTCGTGCCAGACCGGCTTAATAATCCCAAGGAAAGCGCAATTGTCGTTATCCAGCAAAGGCTTCACGAGGAAGATGTTTCTGGAATAGCTCTGGAGCGGGAGCTTGGCTATGTCCATTTATGCGTGCCGATGGAGTATGAGCCGCATCCCTTCGTCAACGGTTTCACTCTTGATGGCAAGATCAAGACCTTTGATATGAGCGACGACGAAGATAAGGCTCAGATAACCGGTGTTTTCTGGCAAGACCCGAGAGAAAAAGAGAATGAACTATGCTGGCCGGTTAGGTTTGGTGAAGAGGAAGTCGAGGAACTTAAGCGCGCCAAAGGCCCCTATGCCTATGCCGGTCAATATCAGCAGACCCCTGAAGTCAGGGGCGGTTCCATCATTCGTAGGGAATACTGGAATGACTGGGGTGACAGCAAATACCCTGACCTTGAATATATTTTGGCCTCCATTGATACTGCGTATACGGAAAAGGAAGAAAATGACGCATCCGCTATGACGCTCTGGGGCATGTTTCGGGATGCCAACAAGAACCCGAAGTTCATGCTGCTTCATGCTTGGCAGGAAAGGCTTGAAATTCATAAGCTAGTTCAGAGGATTATTGATTACTGCACGGTTGACGGAAGGGAAGGTATCAGCCATCCACGGTGGCCAGTAGACCGGCTTCTTATAGAGGCTAAAGCATCAGGATTATCCGTAAGCCAAGAGATACGTCGTATCATAGGCTTCAACGGTAAGTTTGGTATCGAGCTGATTAATCCAACAAAACAAGGAGATAAGGTCGCCCGGGCGCATAGCGTGCTGCATATTTTCTCGGATGGAATGATTTATGCCCCGACAGATCGCGCTTGGTGCCAAGAGGTGGTAAACCAGTGCGCCGTCTTTCCGAAGGGCTCAAAGGACGATCTGGTCGATTCTACCACTATGGCGCTAAGATACCTTAGAGATACTGGGTTTGCGCTAAGGCGGGAGGAGCATCAATTCGATCTTGATGAGGAATTGATGTATAGACCTAAGTTACCGGCGCTCTACCCGGTTTGAGGGCTAAATGGCACGAACTGTCAGCACGGGCTCCATTCGTCTGGTCGATCCGGACAAGGAAAACCCGTTCAAAACCTCGTCTACCGTCGATATCGGGCCAAATGGCTCTGAAAACTCCAAATCGATGCTGGATGGTGGTGTCGAGAAGACGGAAAATCCTGATGGATCGGCCACTTTCGACTTTGCCCCTAAAATTCAGCCAAAAAGCTCCAAAAAGGCTTGGTTCGACAACATCGCTGAGGACATAGATAAGGGCGAACTATCCAGAATAGCCTCCGATTTGCTTGCTGGCATCGAATTGGACGATCAATCCCGCAAGGACTGGCTGGAAACTAGAGCCAGAGGCATCGCACTACTCGGATTGAAGCTAAATCAGCCGCAGGGCGAGGCTACCAGCGAAGGTGTATCGAGGGTCCAGCACCCTCTTTTATTGGAAGCCACTTTACGCTTTCAGGCCAATGCCAGAGGCGAGCTTTTACCGGCTTCCGGCCCCGTCAAGGTGCGCAATGATGCTACGGTAGCGCCAAAACCACCGGCACCACCTCCTATGCCGCCGCCGCCTATGCCACCTATGGGTGGACCACCTCCCGCACCTCCTATGGGTGGTATGCCGCAACCTTCCGGGGCGGCTATGCCACAGCCTCCGCCTCCTGGTGGCTCTCCTCCTATGCAGCAAGGTGCAATGCCCGGCGCGCCCCCTCCGCCACCTCAGGGAGGACCGCCACCCCCGCCCGCACCCACGCCTCCTACCGGCATGATGGCGCCGCCAAAGCCGGTCATTCCGGGCGGTATGAATTCGGCTTCTGATGAGCTGGCCGAAGCGCTGGAAACTGACTTCAATCACTATCTGACCGTTACCTGTCCGGAATATTATCCGGATACCGACAGGATGCTGTTCTGGATCGGATGTGGCGGCCAAGGCATCAAGAAGGTCTACAACTGTCCCCTACGGCAGCGCCCGGTCTCGGAAAGCATTGACGCAGAAGACCTGATTGTTTCCAATGCCGAGACATCTCTGGAAAGCTGCGGTCGGGTAACCCATCGCATTCGCATGAAGCCATCATGGCTGAAGCGCATGCAGCTAGTGGGCGCCTATCTTACTGTATCGATAACAACTCCACAGCTTCAGTGGCCTGATCCTGTCAAGGAGAAGAAGCTGGAAATTCAGGGACTGAACCCGACGAACATGGTCCGCCCGCAGGATGCCGACCATGAGATTTACGAGTGCCACTGTGAGCTTAATATTGCTGGATTTGAGCACACCAAAAACGGAAAACAAACCGGACTCCAATTACCTTATGTTGTCACTATCCATAAAGACAGTCGGCAAATACTCGCTGTTCGTCGTAACTGGCGTAAAGACGACGAAATGTGCATGGCCAAGCAGTATTTCGTTGATTTCGCGTTTGTTCGTGCGCTTGGGTTCTATGGAGTTGGGTTAATCCATATTCTTGGAAACACCACCACTGCGCTTACCGCAGCGTGGCGTATCCAGCTTGATGCCGGGATGTTCTCTTCCTTCCCCGGCTTTATTTATGCCAAGCAATATGGCCGTCAGCTGACCAACCAGTTCCGGGTACCTCCCGGTGGAGGCATCCCGCTGGAAACCGGCAGCATGAAGATCGGCGATGCCGTGATGCCGCTTCCCTACAAGGAACCCGGCACGGCTTTCATGCAGCTAACCCAGAATATCGAGCAATTGGGACAGCGTGTTGGTGGTACTGCCGAGACTTCCGTTGGTGAAGGCAAGCAGGAAGCGCCGGTTGGCACCACCTTGGCCCTGATCGAGCAGGCCACCAAGATGATGGATGCCGTGCATAAGCGGCTGACTTCCGCCCAAGCCAAGGAATTCCAGTTGCTTAAGGAGCGCTTTCAGGAAGACCCGGAGGCATTCTGGCGTCATAACAAGAAGACGGCCTTCCCTTGGGAGAAGAAACAGTTCTTGGAAGCATTGGAGAATTCCAACCTTGTGCCGGTTGCCGACCCGAACAACCCGACGAGCATGCATAGGATTGCAAAAGCCGTCGTTATTAAGACTTTGCAGCAAGGAGCCCCGGAGCTGTACGACCCAGTGGCAGTGGATACCCGTATCATGCGTATTACCGGTATCGATCCTGAAGGTCTATTTAAGCAGACCCCGACTCCTCCACCGCCCAGTCCAAACCTTATTGCGGCGCAAGCCAAGGCGCAATCAACTCAGCAACAAGCCCAAATGCAGTTGCTGGAGCTTCAGCTGAAGCGTGAAGTCCAGATGATGCAGTCCAAGGATAAGGCTGCTGACCGGGCTTCTCGTGAGAAGCAAGAGCAATATAAGCTGATGTTGGAAAAACTGCGTATCCAGAATGAGCAGATCATCCACGGACAGGAAGTCCAGAATGACGTGACCAATGAGGCCACCAAGATGCTGCTACAGCACCATCTGGATCGCCAGCAGCAGGCTCATGAAATGCAGATGAATCAGCAGGAGGCTGTCCAAGACGCTCATATGAAGCGTGGTGGAATGGTCATGGACCTGCATCATGAGCATCTGAAACAACAGGGCGAGCTTGCTATGGACCGGGAACGCCATGAGCAGGAAATGCAGATGGAGCGGGAGAAGCATCATCACGAATTGGCCCTTGCTGAACATGAACACGAAGCGGAGCTAGAGCATCAACAGAAGACCGCCAAGGAAGAATTGAAGCATAAGAAGAACATGGACCGGCAGGATCGCACGACCAAGCGACAGGAGATTGCCAGCAAGGAGCGTATCGCCAAGATCGGAGCTGACGCCCAAGTAAAAGTCGCTAAGATGAAGCCGAAACCGTCGCCAAAGGCCAAGAAGTGAGGCAAGGAGTTAAAGATGCATCCCCACGCCAAGGAAGAAAAATCCCATCGACGCGCCAAGCACCGTAGTCTTGGTGTGCATGGAGAGCATGATGATGAGAAGGCAGAGCGCCTGTGTCGCGCTCATGGTGGCGGTGTCCCTGAGGGACCGTCACCACCGAAGCCACACGAGCCCAATCCCGCACATCTGAAAGGTGACTGACATGGCCCATCCCCACGCGCACGATGCAAGACGGACTGGTAAAGCCAAGATGAAGTCTATGGGCAAGACCGGAAATCTAGATATTCCGATCATGCGGGCCGTTGGCGAGAACCAAGCTG